GAATAATTCAGCATCCTTAATCTTTAATCCGTCGGTTTCACTAAGATAATCAGCATCCTTGACTCGGAAACCGACAGAAAAGGCTCCAAGGACACCGTCTTTAACAAGATCTGCTACAGCACCGGAAGGTACTTTTGCACTTTTAGAAATTTTTGCTTTTAGCTCAAGACCATTTTCGGTAACCTTGACGCCAGTAGCTCGACCAATAGGGTGATTATAGTCGTGATTGAAAAGAATAATAGGGTTCTTTTCAAAGTTAGCTAACCCGCCTTTTGTCCACGCAGTTGCATCAATAGTATCTCCTGCACGGTCAAAATCAGAGGTACTTGCCATACCACAAATATGTACGCCCCCATCTTCATCTATATCTAAAGACTTGAACGTAGAAGTTAGATTAAAAATCTTATTCATCGTCACTATCCATTTCTTCTGCAGGGGCAGGCTCGCTCAAAGGACTAGGCTTAACTGCCTTTGGTGCAGGGGTAGGTGCGGGCTTAGGCGGCTCCAATAAATCTGGATGAGCAACTTTCAACGCGTGAATTAAATACTTCCACGCTTTAAAGCTGCGCTTAACTGAAATAGCGTGAAGAGCTTCTTTAGGCCCAACGATATTCATGTAAGACTTATACTCAATGTCGAGTGGCAGTTCAAATTCTTTGAAGTGCTTATATGCAATGTCCAAAACTAGCTGTTTTTGTCTAACTGCCATCTATTCTTCTCCTTCTGTGGGCCTTCCGCCGAGACTAGGCTCGACAGCGCTTCCTGCTATATTAGCGGGTACTCTAATTTCATCAGCATCGGGTAGTTCATCAAAGTTCATTGCTACGCGTGCTTCATTTGGGGTAATGATTCCTGCATTTACGAGAGAAGTGTAAAAGGTTGCTTGATCTCGTAGCTCAGGCTGTAAAGCAGGAATATTTGTAATGTCTTCGCCTATGTTGAATCCAAAATACCTACTATATCCTGCATTTAGTTTTTCTACAATAGGCATTATTGTTTCTAAATAATACAAACGCATATTTGGACGAATGTTTGCATTATTTCCTGAATCTAATAAAATTGGAGGTACTCCAATAGATTTTAAAATAATTTTTTCGTTTTCTGCGATTGCAGCTTGAAAGTCCATTTCACGAAAGTTTACGTTTGAGATTTTATCTACTTCAATGCCGCCATCAAGAATAAGTGGGCGTCTGCCCCCAGCATCTGGCTTGTACCGAGCAGTCCAAGATTGAATCATACGCTCTTTAATTTTCTCCGACAGAGTATTTGGAGATTTAAGAACAAGGCCTGGAACAGCGCCATTTTTAAAGAAGTTATCTTGAAAATCTCGCATATTCTTCATTAAAACCATTGTTCGCAACGCTGGCTTTAATCGAGAAACTCCACGGTAGATAGAGTAGAACGAGTTTTCTTTAATATGAATAATCTCGTCTGTGCTAAAATTTTGTCCTCCGTCGAAAGAGTAATAATCAACGAAAGTAGTCCTACTAGCGTGAATAGTCATTTTACTAGCAGGAAGATGGTAGAGGTGTACACCATCAAAGTAAATAAAAATATTTCCGTCTAAAATATAGTCTGTGAATAAGTTTCTACGGAAAGAAGAAATATCTTGAAACGGGTTTGGCTCGCGATTTAAAAGTGTTGATACTTTGCTCGCTTTTACGCCCTTTACTATCCCGGGAAATGAGTTTTCTTGGTGTACGATTGCGTCAATTTCTGCACAGTCATCTACCACAATATTTACGCCCCGATTGACAATTTCTAGGTCTTCGTAGGCACGCTCATAGCTATAAGTAAACTCACGAGAAGGCTCTGTAATATTATTATAGTACGGCTGAATCGGATTGAGTTTTTCCTCAACCTCCATATCTTTTTTAGAGCCGAACCCAAATTTATACCAAGCCATGTTTTTCTCTTTGAATCTCTACCCACCTTTTTTGCTTTTTAGCAGTTCCAAGGCTTGGGTTCCTTCCGTAAATGGAATGAAGCTGTAAATGATGATCGTGACAAATTGTTACAGTTTCTTCATATAGCTCGTTGTTACACTCTTCAATAAACTCATCTCGCCAAATTACAATATACTCATCCGTATAATGTAAAGGTCTCTCTTTTTGCTTTTTGCCAAGCCACTGTTTTAGTAGTGGACTAAGAGAATAAAAATGGTGGAAATCAAGTTCTGTTTGCTTTCCGCAGATGTAACATTCTGAACCTTTCTCGTACTTGGATTTAGCGCGGTCTCGAATGTATTTTATTGGGTCTCTCTTGAGCTTTTTCATATTTATTACCAGAATTATATCCCGAGGAAGGTAACTTGTCAATAACTATTTTTCTTAGGTATCTTTAAAACCCGCTCTGGCTTGTTTCGAATGAGTACAAAGCATATCGAAGTGCATCTGCCATGTGTGATGCTCGATTATGTTTCGGCTTTTCTTTTGCCAAATTTGGATTTGGGTCCCATTGATATTGATCTAAGCAGGCTAACACTTCTCCGCATCTTTGATCGACCATTAAAGTATCATTGTCAACTATACCCGCTACGTGAGCGATTCCATCTAGTACCGACTTTTTTGCATTTACAGTTGAAATATCATAATTTTGTGCGAAGTCATATCGAGTCTGCTGGGCTGCCGAGTCTATATATACATAGTCAATATCGTACTTATCAATCATATCTCTGATAACAGACGCGTGTTGTTCCGTTGTTTTTTCGGCGTCCAAGTATTCATCCAGTACATAGTACAGGCCTTCGTCCCAATCATAAGCAATGACGCAAAAAGCAGTTGGGTCTCGATAACCAACGTCAAGCCCTGCAAACACATCCATTCTTCGAGTTTCTAAAACGTCATTATTTACTACGCATTTTTCGTGGTTGAAGTTCCAAATTTGTCCTTCATAAGTATTGAAGTCTGCTTCATACTCTTGACGGAACTCAGCATCGGACATACTTTTTCGAGCCTCCTCAATATCGCTTTCAGACATTCGAGGATTATCTTGATAAGTCGCTCGTATCGAACACCACTCTGGAAATTCATCATTGAAACCTCTATCGAAAAACTCAGCAAACCAGTTATTCCTGCCGCGAGGCGTAGAGATAAATAGAGCTTTTGAGTTCTCCTTATCTAGAGTAGGTCGAAGTGCGACATTAAAGGCGTCTTTCCCGTCTGCTAACGCTGCCTCGTCAAATATAATTAAGTCGTAACTTCTACCCACGCAGGAATCTACCTGGTTTACCGAACCCATACGGATTGTAGACCCGTTGGTTAATTCTATAACTTTGTCCTTTGCATTGTCTTTCGCAACTTCCAAATCAAAGTGCTTAATAAGATTCCTTTGTAAATCAAAAGAAATCTGAGACAGTGAGTAATTGGGGGACATTATGAGAATGTTTGAATTGGGAACTAGTGATACTAATTGCCCAATAATGTTTGCGATGTAGGTTTTCCCTTGACGCCGAGAAACCGCTGCACAAACAAAGCGATATTTAGAATTATTTATCGCATTTATAATTGCATTTTGTGATGGAAGAGGAATAACTCCTAACAAATCCAAATAGGGATCTATCGGTAGTTTTAAGAAACGTGTCTCAGATTGTAAATCTAAAATTTCTTCTGATATAATATCAGCTCTGCTTACTTGTACTGCCATATAAATTACTCAGATTGTTGATCTTCAAGAATTTCTTGATTTCTTTCTATCCAATCTTGTGAATCCGTACCTTCGTCACTTTGTGTAGCTTTACGGTAATAGATAATTATTTCTTTTTGTTGACGTATATATCTACGAAGTTCTTGTAAATTATATGCCATATTTTCGTAGTCTTGTGGAGTTAGCCCAAAGAGTACATATGTGCCATCTTGAATTTTTTGTAGTCTTTTTACTTGCTCTTCAAAATTCTTCTCTGTAACTACAAAAAACTCTACATCCTGTAACCCAATTTCCTTTGGCAGAGGAGGCTGGTATATATCTAAAGTGCGAAACTCAGTAACAGTTTTGATTCGCACTTCTGCTTTTGGCAAGGCCGGGGTAAAAGTCGAACAGCCCGTTACTGTTAAAACCAGTAATAAACTATAAAGAATCCGCATTTTCAACCTCTCTGCTATCTTGTTCTATTGCTCTGAATACTTCTGCAGTACCATTGTTAATACGAGGCTCTATCAATCCAGGCTTGGCCCTCGCTAACTTTGTCAAATTATGTCGCTTAAAGATAGATAAGTAGTCATCCATCTCTTCCTGCATTGCACTATTCTTCTCGGTAAGCTCTCCTACTACTTTTATCTGTTTTTCAAGATTTGCTTCCGTTTGCTCTCGGGCGGCTACTTCTCTCTCCCACCCAGCTTCGAGTCGAATCGCATTTTCTTGTAGAATTACTTTATCTCTTTCTAGTTTTGCTATGGTTGCTTCGAGTTGGCTTACCTTTGTAGTATGGTAAGCATACCCTGCTCCTGCTATTGTTATGAGTAGCGGAAGCATTTTTAACATTCCAAACATCTTACTTTACCTTTCTAATTTGAAAATTAAAAGCCTCTTGAGTTCGTAACTCAAAAGGCTCCCCAGATACTAACCTACCTTTTATGTGCTTTGGTTCACACTTATCCAGCCATTTAAAATGGTATGAGGTTTTCTTAATCGGGTCGTACCAAATAGTAACCTCCCACTCGTTTAAAAAAAGATTAACAATCGAACGTAAGGGCCAAAAGACAATTGTCAATAAAATGGTCCCAATCTTTTTCAATCTTTTCCCTATCTTTGTATTCTTCATATAGCGCTTCCTTCTGGCTATCTGGTATAGAGTTGTACTCGTCCCACTCTTCTGGGGTCATAAATTTCTTTTTCGGATAAGATATTCCCAATTCAAAAGTATAAAATATTTGCTCTGAATCAGGATGTATATGTCTTTCCAAGTTTGGAGAAACTGCCACGCAACTACTTAATAGTATGAGTGGCAATGTTCTCCACATTATTTTCCTTTAGTAAACGCCTGAGCACCAAAGAAGGCCGCTACAATACCTGCTACTGCCACAAAATAAGTTGGTGCCATATCCCCTAGCGTTGCTTGTGCCTCTGATAATCCCGAAAAAGATGCTCCTACAACAGCGAAGGGGTACAGTAACATTCCTAACAAGGAGAACCAAGCCATGCGCCTTTGTGCGTCTCGCATTGCGTCTGCATCTTCAAGTTCTTTTCTTTTAAACTCTAAGTGCATGTTTAGTTCGGCATTATCAATATGGCCATCCCCATTGATGTCTGCTTCTTCCATCCCATCAATGGTGCGGTAGCCTCGACTATCATAGCGAGAGCCATCGTCTGTAAATTTTGGATTATTCTCAGCTTTAGCTTTAAGCAGGTCATACTCTGCTCGTGTCATTGTTACTTCGCTTCTATCGTCCATTAGTTATCTACCAGTATAATATCAAAAGAAGATGAAATAACTGAACCAGTATCACCACAGCCTCTCACTTCAATATCAGTTTTTTCTGGAAAGCGTATAGGAATTGAATAATTCTGAGTAGTATATCCGCCTACGGTATCAACAATATCCTTTGATCTAAATGGTGCACTAGGTCCACCTAGTTCTCTTGCTAGTAAAGTCACTGTGACAGAATTATTCATTGGTGCTACACCGATGTTCCAAGTAGTGAGATAACCAGTTTTTCCAGCTGGTATTGTATAAAGTGCAAGTTGAGTTTGACCCAAACCAGTAGTTGTCCCGCTACCAATAACGCCAATATCAGCAAGAACTGTACCGCCTCCAGACGCTGCGGTGGATATAAGAACATCACCATCATTTGTCGCTAATGCCCCAGCGGTTGCAACAAATGCTCTATAAACTCTTAGGAATGAAGCAGTAGAAGCTGCACCATTTACAGTAATCGTTTCTTCAATTAGATTGAAATCATTATCTAAACCTTGAACAGTAACCGTGTGCGCACCATCGTTGCCAGGACCATCGTCAGAGCTTGCGCTATATGCATAAACTGTACTATCAGAACCAACATCAAGATATTGATAAATTCCGCCATACATCCAAATAGTTTCTGGTACATTTCCTACATTTGGATTTCTACCAAACTTATGTATTGCACTATACCCATCTACTTCACCAGCAGAAATAGGGATATTGGAAGCAGAACCAAACGAGTTGATAATGTTGCCGTCTTTATCAGCAAGCATCTGGACTTCATAAATATGACTGTTGTTCCCAACAAGTCTTTGGAATAGTTTACTGAACTGTGCCATTACATTACCTTTGCATATGGTCCTGAAAGTTGAGATTCGGAAGCAGCATAGTTTACCATAGCAGAAACGAATGCGTCTCTTTGCTTCGGTGTTGCTTTCGCGACGATTGCCATTAATTGAGCAGTGGGAATCTTAGAGACAAACCACTGCGCAGGTTTATTCATAACATTCTTGTAGAAATCATATTTATCTATCTTAGGGGTGTCGTCACACAAATTATACCACTCATAAAACTTATCTATGTTTTCCTCTGTGCGTTCTTGCAACTGACGCTGGGGCAAGAAATCAACTTTGAAATGCTCTTTGATGAACCCAGCAACTGGACCGCCAGATACCTTACCCATGTTCGCGTTCTTACCTTTTAGTTCTCCCTGCCAAGTAGTGCCGAATGTTCGGAACTGTGCCTTACCGCCGTTGAATATGATGTATCCGTCTTGCGAATCAAAGAATCCACGTAGACCAGTGGTTGCACTTTCAAAAGTATAGGTGCTTCTTTGACTGGAAACATTGAGTTCCTTAAAGGTCGCTGTACCACGCATCTTCTTCAGAGAGATGCCAACGATGTCCTTGGACTTGTATGCATCGAGCATCATATTGTTCAACTCGACCAGAGTCTTCGCTTTGGTCAGGTTGATGTTCTTGCCAGCACTGGAAACGATATACATATCAGCAGGTGACCATTTGTTCAGGTTGGTGAATGGTTTACCTGCTTCGTCGTTCAGAGTCTTCCAGTGCTTTTCAAGTTTATCAACCCATGAAGATCCACGGTGAGCGACATAGTTCTTGCCAGAGTTTGGGAACTTCTTTGCGATAATCTCCGCACCGAGTTTGGAGGAGTCTACCCAGTCGTCTGTCAACTTCTCGTTGATACGCTTCAAGGTATCTGATATGTCATAATTTGCTTTGCACTCAGCGAGGGATTTTTGGTCGTACTTTCCTGCCTTCTTGTACTTAGCGGCGAGGTAGACACACTGTGCTGATTCGGCGAGTTCGGTGATATCAGACCCTGCGCCTGAACCACCTCCACCTTTGATCTTGCACTCAACGGACCAACCACCAGTGCACTCGGTGCGTCCAACAGAGGATTGTCTGAATTCGCTGTTGTACTTACCACCGTATGGTTTGAGTTTGGTTGCAATTTGACTAAGGACGCCTACACGATCTCCGCCCTTTGGTAGTTGGACCACAACAGTCTTTAAGTTTCTACCATCAGCGAGATCAGTATAACCGCACTTGTCCAATTGTATCTTTAATTCTTCTCTTGACTTGAATGTAGGCATTACAGATCCTTTTATATGGATCTATTTATACATAATATTTTATCTGCCCATCATCAATTATAACAACACAATCCAAACTTGAGGTGTTCAACAATTCAATTGCATCCTCTGTGCTGTTCATTATTGGTTTGCCCGAAACATTCAAAGAAGTGTTCAGTAACATTCCACTCTCCATATTCGATAACAAGTCATATAGAAATTGGTTTTGTTCTCTCGTGACTGTTTGTAGACGAGCAGTATTATCGTAATGAGTAATAGATGAATACTTTTCTCTAGCAGACTCTTTTACAGTTGCCATAAAGTTCATCGTTGAAAAATATTCGAACTTCCCATCAGGAGATTCGAACCATTTGTGCGCATCCTCTAATCTACAAACTGGCGCAAAAGGTCTATAGTATTCTCTTCTTTTTATATCGTTTACTTTTTCTTTTATTCCCTCTATGCTGGCATCTGCTAAAAGAGAACGATTACCCAAAGACCTTTTACCCAATTCATGATTGCCTTGGATCAAACCGACAACCTTCCCAGAACTTAATAATTCAACGAGTTCTGGACCGCTTATGATCTTCGAATAATTTTGGAGAAAACCGGATTCATCTGTGACTCCAACTCCACCATAAGTCATATCAATAGGATCTCGCAAAAGGTTTGCGCTTATTTTGGTAGCAACTTTGAGTGCTGCGTACCCAAAAGACAAACCGTCGTCAGCAGGATTACATGGAACAAAAACATTTGCGCCGAGTCTTTTTATAACTTCTGAATTAACTTCTAGGTTTAAGGCACAACCACCGCTCATGACAATATTGTTGTCATATTCTTCGATTAGATCTTTGTACTGCTCAATAATAGAAAGGGTACATTCTACAAAAGATTTTTGAACAAGATAAGCGATCTCTTTTTCTTCCTGTTCGGATAACTGAGAGTGCTCACACATCTTAGCGATCCAACCCTTATCGTTTTCTTTTTGAATCTTTCTGTAATGAGAATTTCGAAGCGCAGATACATCTTGATAGTGAGGCAAATTTTTGGGAAACCAAGATATATTTCCTTCTATGTTGATTATGTCCTCAGTTCTTCTGTCGTTTTTACCATAAGCAGAAAACCCCAAAAGTTTTCCTGAAAGGTCATTAAAATTCCAAGTGTTCCCGCCGATAGTTTTTAAGTACCCTCCTGCTGCGCTATGCATTCTTCCAGGACTATAATACGGACAACTCATATCAAACCAGTTTTTTATTAGTCGAATCTGTTGCGGGTCAGATTTATCTGCGGTCCAGACAGAAAATGCAGATTCGGGGGAGGAACAATCTTGTGTAACCACAACTGCTTTTTTAAACGGGGATTGATAAAAACCGCCAGCAGCATGACTGAGGTGATGAGTTTCACTAGGTTCGGTCCACGGAGGAGTTTTTGATCCGAGACCCTCCCAAATTAGAGGAGACGGACCATTAACTTCAGCGATGGAAACTATGTTAAGAAGATTCGCCAGTTTTGGCAGGAAACTATTTTTGTTCCATCTATGAATAATCTGGGCATCTAAATAAAGTTCTAAAGGTTCTTCTTCTAACCGAAGTTTTTCTATTTCGTTAAGAATTTTTTGGTGGGCAGTTCTATCAGATTCTGCCAAGCGAATTCCATAAAAATGCTTTATACCAGTTATTTTTTCGCAATCGATAACATAAAACTTATTTCTTTCCTTTGACCAGATTGTGATAGAAGCATCATGACCAAATGCGGTGGTAATAATACCAATCATTACTTATACCCAGTCAACTTATACCATTTGTCAAAGATTGGTTGCTCTACCGCATATGCTTGCTTTTCCCAAGGCATTTCGTTTTCGTTCCTTGGGTCGTAAGACAAGTTCCTTCCTCGCCAACGGGAAACATATCCGTCGACATCAGACGCTTGGAGTTCTCTTTTCAAGTATTGCTTGGCGTGGACTAGTTCGTGCGCAAGAGTCTTGAGTTTATCCTCTTTAGAAATAGTCATACCCCATTGCCTACTTGCGATATGAACCTCTGCTTCTCGGTTGTCGCCCCAACAAAGACCGAAACAGTTACCTTCGAGTTGGGGTTTTAAGGCGATGGTGACATCTCCACGGAGACGATCAAGACCGATTTCTTTAGCAGCGAAGTGAGCGAACACTCGCATGTACTTCGGCATATTGTTTGAAAATAATAATCTCATTTCTCAGTCCTCACCAAGTTCCCAAAACATCGCCCATTTTGTTTCCTGCCTCGTAGATCTGACGACCAATAGCATTGGTGATCGTAGACTCGACTTCACGTGTGCCTGTTTTGACGGTGTAATCGAAAATACGCTCGACCATATTGGGGTCGCGTTTGTTTCGCATACGATAAGAACGGGGAACATAGAGAGTCCCGTTGACGACAACGGGTTCCTGAATACTCAGGTCCGTCTCTTCAATGGTCTCATAAGGTTGCCCGTTAAAGACGTGCGTCTCGGCGAGGGAACCAACTGAAAATACTACCAAAAATGCTAATAAAAATGCCTGTTTCATAGTTACAATCTCCTATCCAACAGATATATTATCGCCTAAATGGGGTCCAAATACAACTGTAAAAAACCCTAATAAGATCAATAACTTACGGTTATATGCATTATTTATATAAATAGAAGTGGTGAGGTGATTTAGTTATAAGTATGGATTCGGTCATTTCACCAGAAGAGGGAAGTTTATGACAGACGAAAGAATATCCGAGGTCGAGACTAAACTTTATACACACGAAGGTAGAATCAAATCTACCGAGCAAAACATTCGTCAGATCACTGATAACATCGACAGGATAGAATCTCATCTTCTCAGGGGTTCTTCAAAACCACTTCCAGTCAGCACCATCGTTTCCATAATTGTGGGGTTCTTGGGTGCCTTTGGAACAACATTTTTTGCCATGACAAATTACGTCGATCTTCAGGTTGATAACCTGAGAGAATCCGACAGAGCAAACGAAGAAAGGATAATAGAAAATCATAGTCATATTAAAGAATTCAACTCAGAAATTCGAGAACGACTTGGTCGCCTCGAAGAAAGATCTAAGTCTCATGAAGAGGACATAAGAGAACTTAGAAAATAAATCTCGTGGGGCAATTCTGCCCCACACTCTTCGGTTACAACCCCATCTATCTGGTGGACGATAGACCAATCAGGACAACCTGCATCGTGCCCTTGTAACCTCACCCTTCCCTCTTCTTAACCTTTTCCTTTTGCTTGAACAGATAATCTTGATGATCTAGATTAATTGGATCCTTGTCAAATGCATTCATCATCATGCACATATCTTCATAGAGTTCATCGGTTATATCTCCATGTGCAGTAACAGGGCGTTCTGTGTAGTATTTAATGCTTCCATCGTCTTCATAATACACTTCATGTATTTGAAACCCACCACCAACAACTGATGGTCTATGACATACCCTGTAATTCCAACTCATATTGGTCTCTTAAATCTATGAACTCTCCGATCCAATCATCACGGTGCTCAATGAACACCTGACACTCTCCTTCCTGAGAAACAACCACCGTAACCAACTGCGTGATTGGTTGCCCTGTCATCTCTTCAAACATTACAGCATAAGCAGATTCCTGCTTAAAGTAATTATATATTCTTGAACGGGTTTTTCGCTTTGCGGAAGTTTTCCAGTCAATCACAGAAAGAATACCGTCGAACTCGGCAATCATGTCAACAGTCCCTGCTGCACGCAGATGATTCGAATACATGAGACCTTCTACCACTCGAATATTGTCAATCCGTTTATC